AAATGCTTAATTATGCAGAAAATGGGTTAAAATGGGAAAAAGACAAAATGGGAGCTAGTTCAAGGATTGCTAGTCTTGATATGTATGCAAGATCACAAGAAATTGCACATGAAAAACTTCATAATCTTGAAAAACAATATGCATCAAGAGAACATCATTTTAATCATGCATATGCCCAGATGATTGCTTATACTAAATATTTCAAGGAGGTAACAGGTGACGAATATGTTCCTTATACATCTAAATCTACAAAGTATATGCCTAGTGAAGAAAGACAAAACAAAGTTAAAACTATTAAAGATAAACAAAAACAAGAGCTTAAAAAGTTTTACAATGAAACAATGGGCAAACTACAAAAACCCCTTGACAATGAAGATGGCACAATAAGCCCTGAAGTTATCCCAGCTGTATAGTTGGGATAATATCCAAAAAGCGAAAAAAAATTCGCGGCCCTACGGGCCGCGTTTCTATTGGAAAATAAAGGAATAATATGATCAATATAATAAAATATAGAATATATATGAGAATTATTTGGTTAAAAGATATGATCAAATATAAATCATATGAGAACTTCAAAAACTGGGTATATGAATATCATGGTCATACACAATATGATCTTGATAAATACTGGTATTATTATCAACAGTTTGAAGATTAAACAAAAAATTGCCACAATTCGGTGGTAATGCCAGGTGCACTGGACAGACTTAACCGAAAACAACGGAGAATAATATATGATAACTAAAGCATTTAAATCAGGTATATGGGTAGGTAGCTCATTACTTAACAGTAAACTATACAAAGCTGCTAAGCGTAAAGGTGTATGGTATTACCGATTATTTATATCAGAAGATTTTGCAAAAACTATGGGCGATATCTATGATATGAATGTTCTTGAAAGAAAACTAAAAGGTCTATCGAAGTTAAAGAAAAGAGTATTTAATGTAGATGATAATGGCAATATATGGGATCCAGCTACTGGTGAAATATTTGGCAATGTAAATACATTAAAAGAAACACCAGCTACTCCTAAGACAGAGCCGAAAGCTGACTTTGACTTTGAACATACAGCTTCAGAACTCATAAGAAAACATTATGGAGAAGAAGATGTAAACGCTATTGCTGGTGCTGTTAATCAAGAACTCATGGATAAACATAATTATGTAACTTCTATAGAAGAAGATGAACAAATTATTGACATGATTAATGAATATACAGCAAATCAAAGATAATGGGTATCTTAGACATAACCATATTATTAATAGTAGGTATTACTATGATAATAATACAAATGAGGAAATAATGAACTTACAAGAAAAATTTAAAACAGAAAGCTTATTAATTAAAGATAAAATAAAAAGTAGAGATAATTATAGAACTGTTGTTATAAAAAATGAATATTATAATAAAATAGAAGATTTAGCATCATATTATCAAATACCAAAATCAAGAGTATTATCAGTAATTATAAGTGATGCTCATACAACAATAATGAAAGGAAATGATAATGAGTAAAATAGGTAACTGGGTATTAGAAATGACCGAAGCTGCAGCTGAACTTACTAGAGAACAATTTATCAAAAAGTATGGTGAAGCTAATGCAGATGTATGGGATAATAATAAAAAAGAAGAATTAGAACATGAACTAATCCCAAGTATACATGATATTAAACATGAACTAAATAAAAAGGAGGACAGATGAGTGAACATCAACAAACAATGAAAATACTAAATGATAAAATGGTTGATATGCAAAACTCTTTTATTACGACTATAGGTAAACAAGTAATAAAAAACATGAGTGATATCAACAAGTTAAATGATCGTATTTTAAAACTTGAAAGTGAAAATCAAGAATTAAAAACCGAAATAGAAAAAGAATTTGGAGTAACAACAAATGAGTGAACAATTATTACCAGCATGGCTGCCTGATTTTAATACTAAAAAGATTGATAAAAAAGAAGCAGCTGAAATAATGTATAAAAGTTTAGTTAAACATTGCAAAGCATATGGAATGAAACCTGATATTGAAGTATCAAAACCTCAATCATATCCAAATAAATTTACACATACCGAAGATGAAATGGCTGGTAGTAATAAAAATAATATACAAGTTATTTGGGAATCAGGCCCATTTGATTGGGGTGTTGCTTATTCATTAGGTAGTCACCCACAATCATATCGATTTGGTAAAAACATACAGGATTGGTACTTAGAAACCCATTGGGGTTTTGATGTAATATTCTGTGATGTATAAGAACACTTACTAATAGATTCAAGTCGACAGTTAAAACATATTAGTAAGTTAGTGGTTACTTGGTACAGTTTAGAAGTATACGCCAAAGTGCCACACAAAAAGAACATTCTACGGAACTCAACTGAACTAGCTATTCAGAGGTAGTATACTGCCTACAAAGAAAGTATATAGTAGAATTAGGGAGTATGAAGTGTCCACTGGTCGCAAGATTACTCCCCCAATGGTTAGAACACAGTTTTTCCTCCTGAATGTTTTACTGTGTTCTTATGGGGAATATATAATAAGCGTTAGAGCTTAACGTATTCCCCAGCGTAACTTGACAAACCGAATAATATTCAGATATTAAAACCTATGTCTAATAAACAATTAGGAATATTCTTTGATAGTGTAATACCTCAGTTCGTAGAACAGAGAAAAAAACTAGGATTATCACAATCAAGACTTGATGAAATGATTGGTTGTGCTAGAGGTTTAGTATCAAAATGGGAAGTCGGTATAAGGAAACCGAGTGGATTTCTATTTTGTTGTTGGGCCAATGCACTTGAATGTACAATAAAATTAAAAGAAAAAAAAGATCAACAAAAAATAAAATCTTAGTCGGTACATACTTCGACACATTAACACCACAATCTAAAATTATATATAAAGAACAAAATCAACCGAAAGGCTGTAAATGCAAAGGTGTTGATTTAGTGTATGGCAATGGCACATATTGGTATTGTGCTAATTGTCATCTTAATGAATGGGGGAAGAAATGATAGATGAAAAAGATTATCCAAAAGTTTATGAAAAATCTTTTGTAGTTTATTCTTATGATAAAGATCTTAAAGCAGAAGATATAAATAAAATATTAAAAGAACATAATGTAACAACAAGAGAACTAACAGATGATGAGGTAATATATAAAATATGAATAAAACAAGTCCAAGTTATTATAGTAATAACAAACCAGAACTAACTGAATTAATTAATGCATGGAAGCTTAATTGGTGTGAAGGTAATGCTGTAAAATATATTCGCAGACACCGATACAAAAATAAAGAACAAGATGTACTAAAAGCAATTTGGTATTTAACAAATATATTAGAAGGTGAATATGGGAATCAGTTTGCTGAAAGCATTAGAAGGGCAGTTCAAGAAGTTGAAAATAAAACTACCCTTAAAGCACTCAGACCACATAGATCGTAAAAGATCTATCAAAAACTTTGTTATGGTATTAGCTATACAATATCTAGAATCAGATATGTATAGATACTTTGCCAAACATTATACGAGCCAGCGTGTGGCTGACAATCGTAAAGTAAAACCAATAGAAGATTATATATGGAGGAGGTACCAACATGGGAAGTCAGACAGGGATTTGGCAAGAGATCAACGAAATGTATACAGACGACAACAAATTAGAGAGAGGAGCTCTGACTAGATGGGAAAAGGAAATGGAAAACTTACACCACCCAAAAGACCAACAGGCATTGGAGGTACTGATGCAGTGCGTCTTGCAAATGGCGAATGGAAAGACCTTTGGCTTGAGAAAACTGGAAAGATCGAAAGAGAAGATCTTTCAGGTGTATTGCCAGTTCAACTTGGAGTATTTACCGAAGAGTTCAACAGACGCTGGTATCAAGAAATTACTGGAGAAAGGGTTGTTAATATAAATAGTGTTTGGACACACCCTGAATATGATTATATTTATGGTAGTCTAGATGGTGTTGCAAAAGGCAAAGTCTTTGAAGCTAAACATACAAATGCATTTAGTAAAAAAGATAAATTAATTGAAAGATACTATGCCCAGGTGCAGCATTATATGATGGTCACAGGTTTTTCTAAAGCTGTGTTATCTGTACTTTATGGTAATCATAACTATGAAGTATATACAATAGAAAGGGATAAGCCTTTTCTACAAAAACTAGAAATAGCGTGTCACTTATTTTGGTTTCATGTAATGAATAATATTACACCACCAGAATACATTGACTTTGATCTAATGGGGAAAATAAAAAATGAACATGACATCGCGTTACACTTTGGAGAAGAAATATCCACTGACAGCTGGTTGGAAGGAAAGCTCAACTAGTAAAGAAGCAGCAAGAAAAATTGATTCACGATCAACTAACTTGCGAACAGAATGTTTAAATGTAGTAAAACGAAAAGGTAATTATGGAGCTACACCTGAAGAAGTAGCAGAAATATTATCAGAAAGTATACTATCAATTAGACCAAGATTTACTGAACTAAAATTACTAGAATATATTATTGATTCTGGTGATAGAAGAAAAAATAGTTTCGGTAGTAACACCAAAGTATGGAGGTACAATGACAAAAGATAATAGAAATGTATGGGATAGTTTAAAAGAAACTGATCCTAGATTTACCAAACGCATTAACAAAGGTTTTGGTGACATAACTACTATTGATCCACAATGGCAGATTATGAAAGTAACAGAA